TAGGTGGTGTATATAATTATTTTAATACGTAACAAGGAGATAATATGGAAAACATTAAAAACAAAGTAAAAGAATTATGGAATAATCATAATCACTGCGTCATTTGTGCAGTTGCAGGTTTTGTATTAGGTGCTATAATATTATAGTATGTGGTTAAGTGCAATTAAGTTAGCATTAAATGCTGGTACTCACATATATAAAAAGAAACAAGAAACTAAGATGCTTATGGCTGATGCTCAAGCCACGCAGGCTGCGAAGATGGCTCGTGGGGAAACAGAGTATCAAGGCAAGTTGCTTGAGGCTAGGCAATCGGACTGGAAAGACGAGTTCGTTTTGGTCGTATTAACGCTGCCAATTTTAGTCATTGCGTACGGAGTCTTCTCAGACGATCCTGGAGCATCTGCAAAGATAAAAGAGTTCTTTGAGCAATTTCAACAGCTGCCAAGTTGGTTTACCAATTTATGGATTCTTGTCGTGGCTAGTATTTATGGTATAAAAGGCACTCAAATATTTAAGAATAATAAAAAATAATATGGAGATTAGTATGAACTATTATTTTACAGGAGCATTGATTGTATTGTTTGTAGCATTTGCTATGTTAGTAGCACAGTGAAGTTTATATTAGTACTTGCACTATGTAGTCAATCGTACGGAAGCTGTATGCCTCCAGTACAAAATAATATTTATTATAATTCTTTTAGAGACTGTACTATGGCAGGATATGAAGAGTCACTAAAAATACTAAAAGCTTTTTCAATACAAGAATTTGAAGAAAAAAAACTATATACAAGCTTTGCTTGTAGTCCACAAGGAACAACTTAACATGAAATACCTCTCAATATTATTATTACTATTTACATCATTTGCAATGGCAGATGAAACACAAACAAATGTCAGTGGGTCTAACACTAGCATTGATGGTGGTTACACATCTAGTGCTACCACAACATATCAATCTGGTAGTTCGTCTAACACTACTACAAATTCTACAAGTAATTCTAATATTAAATCAGCACCACCTTCAGCATCTGCACCATCATACAATAGTATGACACAAGATGTATGTGCAGTAGGTATATCTGCAGGTGTACAAACATTTGGTATTGGTATTAGTGGTGGTAAGCATACTGTTGATAAAAATTGTGAAAGATTAAAGTTAGCTAGAATACTTAATGACTTTGGTATGAAGGTTGCAGCAGTTGCAATACTTTGCCAGGATGAAAGAGTATTTGAGTCTATGATTCAAGCAGGTACACCATGTCCTATTGATGGTAAAATTGGTAAAGATGCAAAAGCATTATGGTCTAAGTATGACCATGAAAGACCAGACTATACTACATATGTTAAACGTATGAAGGACAGAGAAAAAGCTGATCTAGAAGCACAGAAACAAATGACAAAAGAATTAGAAGCTATGGACAAAGCTAAAATAAAAGAAGAAGCTAAAGATAAAAAGAAAATAGAATGGAAAGATCCTAAATGATAGATAGATTTATATATAGTTTTTTTGGTAAGTTAGATAGTACAATATCATGTATAGAAACTTATGCAATTAAATTAACAGAATGGTGTTGGCATTCTAGAGTTAAAATATTAAGAAAAAAAAGAATTAAATGACTAGGAAAACTAACACAGCACTAATTGCTTTGTTGGGAACAATACTCATGGGACTTAGCACATGGGTTTTAATTACTCTTATAGAGTTACAAACAATTGTAGCTATGATGCAACAAGAATTACTATCATTAGATAAAGTCTTTGGTCGTATATATGCACACATGGATAGGCTAGCTAATCAATGAAATATTTAATTATATTAGGTGCTTTATTATGGCTATTATTATCTTGGTTTGCAAACTCTGTTGGTTTAAAAGCTGAAGAAGTTACAACAAATAATTTATTAGATCAGAACTTTGATAATGGATCTTGGTCTGGTACTGCTGATGGTAGGCATGGATCTACTATTATAGCTGCAGAAGATGGTGAGTATATACAATCAGATAATGTTAGTTTATCTAATGATGCAAATCTTACAGAAGCACAGATACAAGATGGATATACTACAACACATTCTTTTAAATATTGGCACTGGAATAACTATGATTCTACTGTACAATCTACAGTTACAATAACAGGATCAGATGGTGAGACCACAACCCAGATAAGAAAATATGATTCTACTGGCTGTGGATATAATAATTGTGGTAGTTATAATACTGGTATTGATACACTTTCTATATCTAGAAATACTCAAACAGATTATAATCTTAATGTAAGATATGATTTTTCAGACACTAGTACTAGTTCTGGACATTGGTCAGTTGATCTTAAAGAACCATCTCTTACTGTAACCTACGAATCAAAACCATTAGACTACTCTATTCAAGAAGAAATAGAAAATATATTTGAAGATCTTAATATTGAAGAAGATATTAATTTAGAACAAGAGGTTATATTTTTACCTGAACCAGAATTAATTGACATGAAAGCACCTGAAGAAAACTTTGAAATGATAGCAATGGAAGAGCCAGAGTTTGAACAAGAGTTTTTTGAAGAAGAGATTGTTATGGAAATGAAAGAAGAAGTTGTAAAAGATAACTCAATGGATACGCCTATGTTTGCTAGTATGCCAGAAGAAGAAATTATTGAAGAGACAAATGAGTTAATATCTAGTTTTTTACCCCCTCCTGAAGAAGAACCAGCAATGGAAGAAGAAATGGTAGATGAAGAACCTACTATGAAAGAAGAGGAGATGATTGAAGAAGAGCCAAAAGAAATGGCTAGTGCTCCTGCAGAAGAAAGAGAAGAAGTAATTGAAGAATCAACAACAGAAGAGGAGTCAAAAGAAATGGCACAACCAAACAATGAATCAAAAGAAAAAATTAAAGAAAAGAAATCTACTAGCAAGGTTGCTAAGAAGTCCACTGTTCAAAGCAAGAAGCTTGCCAAACAAAAAGATATACAACAGAAAAAAGCAATCCGAAATAACTTAGTAAAAGTTATGGATAAAGTAGATAAAGACATTAAAGATATATCAAAGAATTTACAAATTAAGAATATTATTAAGCTAGATGCTATGATGAGTGAACAGGCATCTCTTGATTCTTATGACATACCCTTCTACAAAAGTAAAGATATCTATATGGACCAGTTACAAATAGAGGACATGAGACAGTTATATACTGATGTTAGTTTAAACAATTATATAGCTAATGATCCTGTAGTAATTATGGAAAGTAAACTAAGAGATATAGAAACTAAAAAACAATTATTAATAATTGAACTAGAGGCATTAAAAAATGGATAAAATAAAAAATCAATTAGCAGGTGTAGCTGCATTACTTGGAGTCATTGCTGCAATAGGTGGTGGCTTTGTAAAATATGGAGAGATTGTAACTAAACTAGATGCATTAGAAGGTGCATCAGGTGGTAAAGATTGGTCTGCAGAAATAGCAGTACTTGAGGAGAAAGTAGGTGCATTAGAAACTGCAGATACTTCTCATACCCATGATACTCAACATGGTCATACTTCAATTGAAATTAATAAAAAAGAAATTGAATTATTAAAAATACAGATAGAAGAAATTAAAGTTAAAACATCTAACCCACTAGCAAACTAATGCAGCTTAGTGGACATTTTAGTTTGAGAGAATTAACAGCTTCTCAAACAGCATTACGTAAAGGTATTGATAATAAACCTACTCCAGAGCATGTAGAAAATTTAACAGAACTGGCAGTACAAGTTTTAGAACCTACACGTAGGCATTTTGGCAAACCAATTGCAATCTCTAGTGGGTATCGTAGTAAAGAACTTTGCCTAGCTATAGGTAGTTCAGAAAATTCACAGCATGCAAAAGGTGAGGCGGCAGACTTCGAATGTTTTGGAGTCGACAATAAAGAATTAGCAAAGTACATTAAAAATAACCTAGTGTTTGATCAACTTATACTAGAGTTCTATAATCCAGATGACCCTTCAAGTGGATGGGTGCATTGCTCATATAGTAAAGAAGAAAATAGAAAACAATCATTATTATACAATGGAAAGGATTATACAGAATGGCTTACTTAAATGCGAATATACCTGTAATAGAATGTTATGTTAGAGGTAACTACTTAAGAGATCAAAAAGATTCACACGATAAATACTTTGAATGCGTGGTATTTGGTTTTACATCAATACCTAAACAAGTACCACTGTTTCATTTTATGATGACAGATGGAGGTATATGGTGGAGAGCACCTATATCAGCATTTTGTAAAAAACCAGGAACAAAAGAATTACCTTTAGACGAGTTATGTTTATGGGATTCATTTAGTTACAATGTAAGTGTTACAACTTTCTACCAAATGGCAGGTTGTAAAATGAAATATATATCAAGACGTAAGGTAGATAGAGAAGGTGTTTATTTATTTACAATTGATTGGTCTGCAGGAGACTATAACGAATTAAATTATGGTTATGCAGAGAAACCAGATCAACATAAGTGTGGTCATGTAATTGAACTAGATGATGGTAATTACGCAATACAACCCAACAATAGACTAAGGATCTTTGACCCATCAATGGCAGCAGATCCTTCAAAACCCCTTATAAATAGACTAGTAAATACTAACATATGGTCTGTAGAAACTACATCTAAGTGGATCACTGATGAACACGAAGAAGGTAGCTACGACTATAAATATACGGAGTTAAAAGATGACAGTAAATAAAGCAGGAAACTATACTAAACCTGGAATGAGAAAACAAATCTTTAATAGGATAAAAGCAGCTAATACTCATGGTACAGCTGCAGGTAAGTGGTCGGCTAGAAAAGCACAAGCACTAGCTAAAGCTTATAAGAAAGCAGGTGGTGGATACAAATCGTGATAAACTTTATTAAAAAAGTTTTGGGTATAAGTGATCTAGAATATAAAATTAGATTACTTGAAAGAAAAAATTATTGGAGAGAGAAATATAAACATGGCTAGAATTGTAGGTAAACAAAGAAAATTAGATTTTAATAAAAATAATAAATTAGATAAACAAGATTTTAAAATATTAGCAAAGATTAATAAAGGAAAGAAAAAAAATGGCATTAGCAAAAAGTCAAAGATCGCTTAAAGCTTGGGGAGATCAGAAGTGGAGAACAAAATCTGGTAAGCCATCAAGTAAGACAGGCGAAAGATACTTACCAAGTAAGGCTATAAAATCTTTATCATCTTCTGAGTATGCTGCTACAACTGCAGCTAAAAGAAAAGGTAAAGCAGCAGGTAAACAATTTGTTAAACAACCTAAGACTATAGCAAGTAAGGTAAAAAAATATAGGAGTTTTGCATAATGGCTAAAGCAGCATGGACTAGAAAAGAAGGTAAGAATCCTGAAGGTGGATTAAATCAGAAAGGTCGTGATAGTTACAACAAAGAAACAGGTGGTAATTTAAAAGCACCTAGTAAAGTTGTTGGTAACAAAAGAAGGGCTAGCTTCTGTGCGAGGATGAAAGGCATGAAGAAGAAACTTACTTCTAAAAAAACTGCTAATGATCCACAAAGCAGAATTAATAAAGCTTTAAGAGCTTGGAATTGTTAGTATGGCTAAAGATCCTAAAGTAGGCACAGGTAAAAAGCCTAAAGGTTCTGGTCGAAGATTATACACAGATGAGAATCCTAAAGATACTGTCTCTATAAAATTTGCTACTGTTAAAGATGCAAAAGATACAGTAAAAAAAGTTAAAAATGTTAATAAACCTTTTGCTAGAAAAATACAGATACTAACTGTTGCAGAACAAAGAGCTAAAGTTATGAATAAAAATAGTGTAGTTAAAATATTTAAAGCAGCAAAGAATGATTTAAGGAGGGCATAATGAGAGATACTAAACTTATTAATGCATATGCACTTAAACAAAGTAAAGATAAAAAACAAAAAGAATTATTTATACATTTAAAGAAAGAAGTAGAGACAGGTGCTAATGGTACTCAAAACTACATGATAAAAAAAGGTATTAACAAAAATACAATAGCTAAGAAATAAAAAAGGGGAAGCGTTAACTTCCCCCAGCAGGCAACATAAGGGCTCCTTTTAGGGAGCCTTTTTTTTTGGTGTTAAATTTTTTGTATCATCTGTTTAATATCATCTTCTAGTTTTTTACCAGTAGAGTTTGCATGATTAATAATAGCTGCACATAAATTAGCTTGGTACTTGTAGTCTTTTAAAGCTTCTCTTATTTTACCCACTGGCTTTCCTCCATAGTCAATTACAATAGCATTGTCTTTATTTAATCCAATCTTTAATTCAAATAGTAAACCCGTATGTTTGCTTACATTATTTTTTTGCATTGGTATCCTCCAATGGCTTCTTAACAAAGTCTGCACCAATCTTTGGATCTAGTTGATTTAATCTTGCTAACATAGCCATAAGATTTGCTACTTCTCCATATGGTCTAGTCATAAGATATTTCATTATATCTTGTAGTTGCATAGAATCTATTAAATAAGTTCTAGATCCTAAACTATTTTCTCCTTTCTCTTTAGTCATTATTTTCTCCAAATTGTTTATGTATTGTTTTTATATTTTCTTCAGCAGTAGATATAATATTTATTAGTTTATCTAACTCTTCTGTAAATTGTGGGTGCTCACCAATTGCAACAGGATTATTTAAGTACACATTAGCTTTAGCTTTAGCATCAGATATCTCTGCTGTATACTTATCGTGCAATGCATCTAGAAACTCGTCTCTCATTCCTGCCCCCTAAATTGATAATACTTATCCTCAATAAGATCAGCATCATCTAAGTAAGGATTAAACTTAGCCTGTACAGATTCCTTTGCATCTCTTATTGTTTGATTTAGAGTACGACCTTGCTTTAAACAACCTGCTACAAAATCTTCTACTTCTATTATTGCTTGTTTAACTTGCCCCATCTTTGACCTCCTTTATTAGTCTATTTAAATACCATTGTGCCTTTTCTAAATCTTGCAATGGCTCTCCTTTAAATTTATATCTTGAAACATACTTCAAGACATTGCCTTTTAAGTACCCATGATATTCATCATTCTCCATACAATCACGAATAACATCTATTGTTTCTTTCTTACCATGTTTATAATGTGCAGGTGAATTTACATTATCAAACTGCACTTCATTCTCATATGATATATCATTACTATGATCTATCTTTTTTAGATAGACACGTTTATCTTTTACCATACTTTCTCCTTACTGTATTATACTCAATCATCTCAAGATCATACTCTCCTTTGTCTACATTACGTTTAACTACAAGTCCACTCCACCACATTTGCTGTGTAGCTTTAGCATAGTTTTCCTTATGATGCAAGTAACATCCTGCAGATAATCCCATAAGTTTTTTACCAGATGGTAGAGCACACATAGCATAATCAAATGTATGTATGTGACCTACAGTAGAAGATACTTTATTTTTTAAGAGTAGAGAACGAGCCACATTGTCACCACTGATAGGCTTGCCCATGACACCAGTAGGGTAATTGTGGCAATAATATACACCATCCACAACAACGGGCTTCTGGTACTCATGTACTTCCCAACCAAACTTTTCAAATTTAAAATCGTCTGTACTAATTGTTCCTTCAAGTTCTGGTATGTCATCTACTGTTCTATCTATCCTATCTTCGTGATTACCAAGTAACATGATTTTTCTTGATCGTCTCCCATTGAGACCTTTGTTAAATTTTTCCAATGCATCATGAACATGGTCTATATCTTTCTTATATCTTCTACCTTCAAATGATTTCTTACCTTTATCATAACTAGATAGTGAATCCATACTTGCAAAGTCACCCATGCATACTATGGTATTTGGTTTCAGATCATGTGCTAGTTTACCTGCCCATAAAAATCTGTCATTGCTTGCCTTTGGAGTACAATGAGGGTCTCCTATAACTAAGTGTGTTGCCATTAGTTTAACTCCTTATCACGTTTGTTTTTTAAATATTCAATAAAATCAATAACATTATCTTCACTATCAAATTCAGCTACAGAATTAATAGCTAGATCTTTTTTGTTATCTTTCTTATCGTCTGCAAACCCACGTAGTCCATACATAAATGTAGTCTGAGGGTCTGATGTTGCCATTTTAATCATGCCTCTTGCAATAGTAGAACATAACTCATACTGTTCTGTTGTCATTGCGGCTTTACTATCCATAACTATTCCACAGGTAAAGCCTTTATCCCAAGGTGTAACTAAAACTTTTATTGCATTTTCTGCATCGAACTTTTTCTTTCTCATTTATACCAATACCTTTCATAGTTGTCATCATTATACTCAACTACCTTATGTTCAAATCCTCTCTTCATACTTTTTCTACCAAATTCTTCTGCACTCTTTTCATTACCAAATAAAACATTTGTAAACATTTTGTAGTCCTTATCTTTTTTATTTTTATATAATACAAAGTATAGCATCATAAGTACAAGGGTGGAAAATAGACCCCTCAAAACTACTCCCCACCCAGTTAAAGTTACAATCTCTATTCAAAAGTTTCCTCTTTCTTAGGATTGTTTACTTCAGTGTACCAAACCCACTTAGGGTTCTTGCCTTGCGATTGTTGTTGTGGTAACAATTGCAATTTACTTCCCCAACAAGGAAGCTTGTATGGGCAAAATGTACAAGCCATGCCCAAAACTCTATTACCTGTTTTCTTAGTACGGAATGTTTCTTCTATATCTTTAAAGCATCTTTTAAATGGTACTTTATTTTCAATAGCTGTTATGTTTTCTTCTGCACTAGCTAACGCTTTAACTCTGTATTCATTATCATCTATAGGAGTTTCACATACTGTCCACTCACCTGTAGATTTATTAATTACAATCCATCCACCAAAAGGCATCTTCTCACTTTCACTATAAAGATATCCTTGAGGTACATATCCAAACGCATCGTCTCTTGCAACTTCTTCAAACCCACTTCCAAACTTTTTATCGAATGAATATGGTGACGCACTTTTAATATCCCACACTTTCTCATCAATCTTAACATCAAGCCTGCCTTCAATTTCTGATTCTTTAAATTTAAGTTTAACTTTTTTCTGCTCATCTTTTACTTCTACTCCTGCTGATTTCATTACAAATATAGCCAATGCCTCAACAAGATCTCCAAAAGTATTTCTCATCTTTACATTGTATGGTTGACCTTCACCCTTTACATTCTTTGCCTCCATCTGCAATTGACATAATGGTCTACCTATACTTGACATTCTTGGTTTAAAGCCCTCTCGTCTTTGCTCAGAGAACTGTTTGCGTAAGGCACTTTTACATGCCTCACCAAACTCTTCTACTAGTGTATCAGATACATCAATAGATTCTTTATTAGATTTATCTAGATACGTTTGAACTTTTAGAAGTATATCGTTCATTATGATGCCAACACATCTACAGGATCTTCAACTTGATCCACAACTTTCTTCATATCTTTATCAGATGAATCGTAGTTGCTCTTCTTAGCAGACTTATATAGATCTATCACTTCTGTATTTTCTTTAGTGATAACTTCTTGAAATACTCCAAGAGTTTCCATATCTTCTTTTGACATCTCTAAACCAGCATCAGCATTGACAGCAATCTCTGGTGTGTAATAAACATTACCACCTTTTTTCTGTCTCTTAGTATCTACTGATAATGTAGTAGTAAACATAAGTTTTTTACGTTTAGTAATCTGATCTAACGCAGAGCCAACTGGAGCAAATGCTGTACCTGTAACCCTCCATAGAGCAGGCAGATTAGAAACAGTGTGTTCTTCGCCATTTGCTTTTACTCCTTTAAATGATAACAGACCATACAATAATCTATAACATCTTATTGTTCTTTGTTCTGCTAGTTGTTCTGGTGTTAAAGATTCCCTATCTTTAAAAGGAACCTTACCACATTTTGTACCACCAAGTATATCTACAGCTTCTTCTTTCCAATTCTTGAAAATAATAGATCTGTTTACATACTCAGATTTATCTGGATCATAGTGCATGTATTGCATTGCACTTATGAATGGTCTAAATGTAACTGGCTTACCATATACATTCTGACCTACACTAGAATCAAAAGTAAATAAATTACCAACAGGTAATTGATTACCTTCATCATCTTCTGGTGATCTGTTGATGCCAAGTCTAGGAATATTTACTCCTTTACTTGAACCATCGTCTTGCCCAATAGCTTCCATAATTTGCTCTTGAGACATTTCATTTATATTTGTTATGTTATTATCCATAATAACCTCCTTGATTATTGATTTGCTTATACCACATTTCTACTAATTTGTCAAGTGTTATTTTAAAATATTTCATTAATAAAAAATCCTACTAACACATACACAATAGCACATCCAAGTATAGTTTCTAGCATACTTTAGTCTCTCCTTCAGTAATCTCGTAAGATAAATCTTCCAAACGAGCAAACCACATTAAATAACTTTGTAGTTCTTCATGTTCATTTATATACAACATTGTGGGTTTAGCATCACACTGTGCTTTTAAATCTTGTAGCATATCATAAGCTTCTTCTTGCTCATCATCAGCATAATCTTCCCACAACTCTTTGTCTAGTAAAGGTATTGACATATTACTCCTATATTAAAATGGTATACTGTCATCATCGTAGACTTCTTTAGTCAAGACTGGTATATCAATTGTTTGCACAAAATAAGATGTTGTGCTTTCATCTTTTGCTTTAGCAATATCATTAAGTTTATCAGATATATCTAAAGCATCGCTGTAGTTATCCATAACTAACTCAATTGTTATTAGTGGTTTAATGTGGCTAAACCTCACCATCTTTAGTATTAGATTAGTTTGTGTCATTTGTGACCTCCTTCATATTTAACCAATCATATCCCATTTTGATCTCTGTGTCAAGTGGAACATTAAAGTTTATTCCATAATACTCTTGCATAGCAGGTATTACAGATGCTGTACCCTCGTCAAATATTCTACTCATTACAGCTTCTTCTCCAGGATAAACATCAGCCACAATAGAATCGTGAACTGTGTTAATAAGTAAACTCTTTACCTTTTCTTTTTTCATTAACTCATATATTTTTATACAAGCCAAAGGCACAATGTCAGCAGTAGCTAAACCTTGCACAGGATAATTTTTTATTTGAGTACCATAACTAGATCCACCCCAAGGCATACGTTCTGCATATGGAAACGAATACTCTCTACCTGTAGGTAGCTTAACTCTTTTATAAGTTATAGCTTGACTTTGTAATTCATCATGCCATCTAGTTATACCTTTATATTTTTCTGCAAATGTTTTATAGTATTTTTTCTCAGCATCTGTACCAGTTGTACCACCATACAAAGGTTTAAATGTATGTGCCTTTGCATCTTGCCTAGACACACCTATAATATCAGCAGTAAATTTATGTACATCTATATTATTTTTTATATCTTCCATACCTTGTTTATCTTGTGCAAGAAATACTGCAGTTCTAAACTCTAGTTGTGCAAAGTCTACTTCTATAATCTGCCCACCTTTAAATCTAGATTGTATAACTTTACGTATTGGAAACGTACCACCCCTAGGTTGGTTTTGGAAGTTAGGATCACGACTAGATAATCTTCCTGTTGCTGTAACTGCTTGCATAAACTTAGGATGTAGCAAACCATTATCATTTGTAAAGTTTTGTAATCCTTCTACAAAAGTATTTAAGTATGTAGAGATAGCATTGTGTCTAAGTATAGCATCAATAAATTCTCTGAACTCTCCTTCAGCTTCTCCTGCAATTTTATTTAATGTAAGTCTATCTGTTTTAAATCCAGAGTCTGATACATCATATACACTTCTAGGTCTTTGATTAAATCCTGCAAGTTTAGCCATGTTAGCATATGTAAATCCTTCACCATGACAATCATCACACTTACTATATTTTTTATAAGGTGTGCCATCAACTTTAACTTTTCTTATTACACCTTTACCTGCACAATGTAAGCATTGACTAGCCATAGTTCTATATATAGGCTCAGAGTTATTAGCTACTAATGTTCTAAATTGTGCAAAAGAAAACTTAGGTCTTTTCTTATTCTTCTTTGTAAATTTATCTACACCTGTATTAAATATCTTAGCCCATTGATTTTTATCTTTAGGTTTTTTAGAATAGATTAACCATGATAATTGTTCTGGACTACCTAGATTAATCTTAGTATCTCCCATCTTTTCATATACAATCTTATCTATCTTTTGTTTTAGATATGCAAACTCTGCTCTGTATTCTTTTTCTACTTGTTTAAGATCATCTAAGTTTACATTGATACCATTACGTTCCATATCAGTAAGCACAATTAAAAACTCATTCATAACTTTAATTGTCTTTAACAAACCTTTATGTTTATCTGTTCTTAAGTCTGCCATTTGTGAATCAAACAACTGTCTAGTAATAGCTACATCTATCTTACCATACTGCTCTACAATTTCTGCAGGTATGTTCTCAAATGATACACCTCTATCCATATATTCTTTTACTGCATCATCTTTAGCATCTAGTTTCCTACGCTGGCAACACATAAGTAATGTTAAACTTTTTCTTACACCACGATTAAGTACATACTCTGCTATCATTGTATCATATACATTGCCTGTGTAAGTAAATCCTGCCTCAAGTAACCAACTTAAATCAAACTTAATGTTATGACCTACAAGTATTTTAGTTTCATCTAGTATCTTCTGTATCTTATGAAAGCATCCTTCATCAACTCTTTCACTATGGTTAGTAAAATAGTATTCATCATTAATTCCTACACTAACCAATATGTTATTAGGATTAAATGGTGATGGATCAAAGCCACCTGCCTCTGTTTTTTGATATGATGTTTCTACATCTATTGTTGTTATCATATTTGCCTTTCCGTTAAT